ATGCCAGCAGAAGTAAAGAGAAAAAGAGGCGCGCCAAGGGGCAATCAGAACGCTAGGAAGCATGGTTTCTACTCCAAGGTTCTTGATGAAGCTGAGCAGCTCGACTTTGAACTAGCCGCTGGCGTAGAGGGTATTGATGATGAGATTGCCCTGCTAAGGGTTAAGATAAAATCTATCCTAGAAAATGACCCGGAGAATATCAGGCTTATTATGCAGGCAACCAATACCCTGGCGGGGTTGGTTAAGACCAGGTATAACATCGCCAAAGAGCAGAAGAAGGGACTGAAGGAGGCAATAGGTAATGTCCTTAGAGATGTCGCCCTGCCCCTTGGAATCGGCATCGGCGCCACCATCAATAAATAAGCTACGCCCTTACCAACGAGAGGTGGCACTGGCTATACTCAATAGCGTTTTCGGGAGGAAGGGTTTTACCTTCTCGGTTGAAATTGCCAGGCAGGGGGGTAAGAATGAGCTGTCAGCTCAGCTTGAGCTTCTACTTTTAACCGTCTATATGGCTGAGCCGCAGAACCTGGTAAAGTGCTCGCCTACCTTCAAACCACAGACAGTTATCTCTATGATGCGGCTAAAAGACAGACTAAACGATGCTGGCTTTAGTGGTATCTGGGTAGCTGAGCTGGGCTATATCATCCGCCTGGGGAATGCCAGGGCTGTATTCCTGTCGGCTGATGAGTCGGCTAATGTGGTGGGTAACACGGCTCATATACTGCTGGAAATAGATGAGTCCCAGGATGTCAGTAAGGAAAAATATACCAAAGAGTTCAAGCCGATGGGGGCGACGACCAATGTTACTACCGTTCATTATGGCACTACCTGGGATGATTCCACCCTGCTGGAGGAGGTAAAGCAGACAAATTATGAGCTGGAGAGAAGGGACGGGGTGAAACGCCACTTCCGCTATGATTGGCAGGAAGTGGCTAAATATAATCCTGACTATTTAGCCTATGTTGAAGCTGAGAGGGAGCGCCTGGGGGAGAATCACCCCCTCTTTTTAACCCAATATTGTCTTCTGCCCATACATGGCGGCGGCGGTTACTTGAGCCCTCAGCAAAGGGCTCAGCTTCAGGGAGAGCAGGTAAGAAAGCACCAGCCTGACCGGAGTAAGGTCTATGTGGCTGGCATTGACATCGCCGGGGAGGCTGAGACAGAGGAAGGAGCAATCCTAAGAGCCCTGAAGCCACGCCAGGATTCTACCGTAGTTACCATTGGCGAGCTGGATTTTTCTATTGGTGATGATGCTCAGAAGCAATCCGGGGTTAGGGTTGTTGAGCACTACTGGTGGACAGGCAGGAAACATGCTGAACTCTACCCCCAGTTAATTGATATCCTTAAAAATGTATGGCACTGCCGTAAGGTAGTGGTTGATGCTACCGGGGTTGGTCAGCCGGTAAGCTCATTCCTCAGGCAGTCGCTTGGCTCAAGAGTTTCTCCGTTCACCTTCACTCAGCGGTCAAAGTCGGAGTTAGGCTTTACCCTGTTAGCCGCCATTAACTCGGGCAGGCTGAAAATGTATGCCGGGGATGGCTCATCCGAGTATCAGGAGTTCTGGTTCGAGATGGAGAAGGCTAAGAGCCAGTATCGTCCCAGCCAGACGATGAATTTTTATGTTGACCCAGCACAGGGACATGATGATTTTCTGATGAGCCTGGCCCTGCTGGCTGAGGCAGCCAGGCAATACTCACCACGCGAGGCTAGGGGAAGCCCCGAGCCACCCTAACCCTGTTTGGTAATAAATTCTCCTTTCAAAAAGACAAAAAGCGACAAAATACTGTTGACTGTAGTAGAACATATGTGCTAATCTGGACACTGTCTAGTTCAGTTTTGGCAGGTAATTTATGGAGTTAGAGCAAACTAACGATATCACACCCGGAGAAATTTCTGAGGACCAGCACAATGAGCTGGATTTACCACCGGAGTATTGCCATTATCGGGATGAGGGCTGTGAGTTTGCTGACTCCTGCCTTAAGTGCCCGTTGTCAAAATGTATTTATGATGAGCCTGGAGGCAGGCAGCGCTGGCTGAAGCGACAGCGGGACAGGCAGATAGTAAGACTATTCACTATTGAGGGTAAGGGGGTAAAGGAGCTGGCATTGATGTTTGGTCTCAGTCAGCGCACTGTGCAGAGAACATTAAAGAGTTCCTTACTTGCCCTATCCCCTCCCCCTTTGAAGAGAAAGAAAAAAGGAAAGGGTAAGTTAGAGAGGATTAAGAAATGAATGAAGGTTTTATCCCCACTCAGTTAGCCCACCATGATACGGACAGACTAAAGAGGTATAAAGAACTCCTTGATTTCTACTATGGTCGGCACTGGGAAGGCTATGCCAAACGGGGTGAGAAACGACTGACTTTTAACTACGCCAAGGTGGTTATAGATAAGGCTACCTCATATCTAATGTCTGGTATTAACTTTGCTGTTGATGCTGTGGAGGATTCAGATGAGGCTAGAGCCAGAGCCCGGAGAGCAGAGTCAGCCTTATACCAGGTGTATGAGGCTAATAACCTGGAGCAACTCGACTTTGAGACCGAGATTGATTGTGCCATCCTTGGCGATGCCTGCTATAAGGTTATCTGGGACCAGGAAACAAAAAGGGTCAGGGTTACTGCTCCTGATGTTCAAGGTATCTATGCCTGGTGGGTGGGGGATGACACCTCACGAGTATGGAGGGTGGCATCTAAATATAGCTTGACCGCCGACGAGGTAGAAATCCTGTATAAAGTAAGACCTAAAGGTAAGACGGCTAACATTGTTGAGCTATGGACAGCTCAAGACCTTGAACTCTGGCTTGATAATACTCAGGTGGAGAAGAAGCCTAATCCCTATGGCTTTATCCCATTTATCATATATCCCAATCTGAGAGAGCCTAAAAAGTTCTGGGGTATATCTGATTTGCCTCAGATTATGGAGCCGCAGCGGGAGCTTAATCGGTCAATAAGCCAGCTATCCAAAATACTGGAGCTGTCAGGTAATCCCATTGCTGTCCTGGAGAATGTGGAAGAATCTGAGGATATTGCAGTTAAGCCGGGGGCAGTGTGGAATATACCTGAGGATGCTAAAGCCTATCTACTTGACCTATTGCAGGGCGGCGGTGTCGGACTCCACATCAACTATGTCGATTTGCTGTATAGAATCCTGCACGATATATCAGAATCGCCCAGGGCTGCCTTTGGTGGCACGGCTAGGGATTTGTCAGGGGTAGCCCTTGAGATTGAGCTTCAACCACTGTTGCAGAAGGTGAGGCGAAAAAGGCTCATCAGGTCAACCGTCTATAACCGGAGAAACAGTCTTGTTCTTAAACTCCTGGAGAAATACCAGAATGAGAGCTTTGGAGATATTCGTTTGCGGGTGGTTTGGAATCCAGTGCTACCCCGCGACTTAACGAGGTTAGCTTCTAACGAGCAGTCATTGGTTCAGAGCGGCATCCATTCCAGGCGCAGAGCTATGGATGAACTCGGGGTTGAAGACCCGGAGATGGAGTTTGATAGATGGCTTGAGGAGAGGGGAGCCATCCTCAGGATGAATAAAGAGCTTAACGTCAGGTCTACCAAGGTCGGAGCGAGAGCGAGAGCTACAGAACCTCAGGTAGAGGTCGTTGAGGAATAATGTTTAGGAGGACGAAAGTTGGCAGATGATGAACTAAACTCGCCAGAGTTACAGTCTGGCAACCAGACGGAAAATCAGGATCCGCCTGAGGTGGAGGAGTTAGGGCAGAACGGAGATAGGGTTGCTGAGCTTGAGGGCTTGGTGGCTCAAAAAGATGAGGAGCTAGCTAAGGCTAATGCCCGCATCATTGAGCTTGAGCAAACTGTGGCTAATTTGGATAGCGAGGTGGCTACCCTGAAGCAGGCTGCGGCTGAATCAGAGGAAAAATTGACCACCATCGGCCATTCTCTGGCTGAGGCTGTAGCCAGCTACAAAGCCCTAGTTGCTCAGCTTAATCCAGAGGTGCTTGAGGAGCTCATTACCGGGGACACTATTGAGGCTATCAACGAGTCCTTGGAGAAGGCCAAGACCCTGGTTAGCAGGGTAAGGCAGGGACTAGAGGCCGAAATCACTGCCGGTAAAGTGCCCGCCGGAGCTCCAATCAGGACACCACCCGACCTGTCAGCACTGTCTCCACGGGAGAAAATAAACTACGCAATAGGAGGTAAAACCTAATGGCTATAACACTAGAGGAAGCATCTAAACTATCCAACGATATGTTGAAAATCGGAGTCATAGAGACCATCGTTAAGGAATCGCCTATCCTCCAGGGATTGCCTTTCATTGAGATTGTTGGCAACAGTCTAATCTATAATCAGGAGAAGACCCTCCCCGGAGCCAAGTGGTATGATGTCAATGAGGAGTGGGCAACGCCTACCCCGCCTACATTTGAGAAGATTACCGCTGAACTCAAAATCCTTGGTGAGAATGCCGACATCGATGCTTTCTTAAAGGCAACCCGCTCTAATGTGCAGGACCTGGAGGCTACTGTTATCGAGCTCACCACTAAGGCAATCACACACGAGTTCGAAGATACCTTTATCTACGGCACCGGCGAGGTCGCTGATAAGGAATTCAAGGGCTTAAGGCTTCTGATTGATACCACCGCTGCCAGCTCCCAGGTAATCACTATGGGCGGCACCGGAGTTACTCTCACCCTGGCTAAGCTGGATGAGCTCATTGATGCCATAAAGGGTGGTAAGCCTGATATGCTCTTAATGAGCCGCCGCTCCAGGAGAAAGCTCAACGCCCTGGTCAGGGCAGCCGGCTCAGGCATAATGGAGACCGACCGCGATAAGTGGGGTAACTTTATCCAGCTCTGGGATGGCATCCCCATCGGCATCAACGACTGGATACTCAATACCCACGTCCTCACCGATGGTTATGAGACGGCTACTACCGGTGGCGACTGCTCTACCATCTACGCTATGCAGTTTGGAGAGGGAGGTCTATGTGGCTTGACCGCACCCGGGCACCTAACCGTCGAGCCTATCGGCGCCCTGGAGGCGAGGGATGCCACCAGAACCCGCATTAAGTGGTATGTATCTCTGGCTCTGTTCTCAACAGTTAAGGCAGCCGCCCTAATTGGTGTAACCGACTAAAGTAAATCGGGGGGAGTCCTCGGCTATGGGGGCTCTCCCTAACAAGGAGGTAAATCATGGCAGAGACTATGAAAGCGATTATCATTGCTCCTGACGAAATACCAGTCCGGGCTGGATTCTTCACTGACTTCGAAGACCGTCTGGTATCGGGAGCTTTAACCGAGGACGGCACCCAGTACTCTTCCGAGGTTACCACTGGTGCTGCCGATACTGATGTTACTGTTCTCAGTAAGCTTATTAACCCGGTCCTTGAGGGGAGAATCCTCCTGGTTGAGTTCGGGCTCACCGCTGACTTCAAGGCAGTGTCCTCAGGTACCGCTGACCTCATCTGGAAGTGGCAGGCAAGGAACAAAGACAGCACCTGGGTGGACTTACATTCTGCTGTTAATGAAACCGACATCGGCACAACCTATAAATCACGCACTCGCAGTGGTTACTTTACCCCTGAAGTCAATTTCCAGGATGTCCCCTTTGAAGTCCGCCTTATCCTGCGGTGCAATGAGCTAGATGAGGGTAGAGCCAGGGTCAAGAACTCAAGCTATGTCAGGGTTATCTATAGAGTGGTGTGACAAGGAGTAAAGAATGAGAACCGGCATTTACTGGCAGAACCGTGCATATCCCGGGAAGGGGATGGATTTTGTCCTTGACCCATCTTTAGCTCTATATCTCCCGCTTTATAGGTTAGACGGTGCTTCTTTTATGTCAAAGGACGCTTATGGGCACTTATGCACTGTTACCGGCGCTTTGTGGAGACCTGATGGCAGGTGGTTTGATGGGAGTGATGACAAAATCACGCTTCCAGATATTAGTTCTCACTTTTCAGATGAAGCAACTCTTATTATGTGGTTGAAATTAACCCTTGACCCACCAGTTGATGGAAGTAAGAGTGGACTAAATTACATAACCACTGCTTCTGTAGGTGAGCATTATCCTTATACAAATGGAGGTCTTTACATAAGTTGCTTTAGGAATGCAAGAATTGATAATATCGCTAATTCCTTCAATAAGGCAAATTGGCATCAGTTGGCAATAACTACCAAACCAGGAACTAATAACTACAAGATTTTTCAAAATACACAAGTTGCCCATGAAGCCGATGGGTTAGATAGCATCTACATAAGCAGTGCCCCTACTTTATGCGATGATAACGCCACCCATTTCCTCTGGGGTTCTGTTGGCGAAGTCTTTATCTATAATCGTAGTTTAACCCCCCTGGAAATCCAGCGTAACTACCGAGCTACTAAATGGAGGTATCAGTAATGAAGTATAGAGTTCGCCTTGACCTGTCGTTTGATAACGAAGCGGATGCTCATGCCCTGATGAATTACGCCAAAAGGGCTAGCAAAAAGGCAGTAAGCATTAGAGAGGGTGAGGTTAATGAGGAAATAGCCTTCTGCGATTTAGAGTTCTGCCGGCACGACGAGGGATTGCCCTGCACCAAGCTAGAAAGGGTTGAGGTCAGAAAATTAAAGGAGCCATCATTATGAACCTAACCGAGATGAGAGCCATTGTCAGGCGAGACCTCCACGATGAAGATGACACTAACTATCGCTGGACTGATGATGAGCTGGATAGGCATATCGCCCATGCGGTTAAGGACTTCTCAGGGGCTATACCCTACGAGCAGAAGGCAATTAAAGCTACTGCTTCAGGCTCCAGGGAGATTGATATATCTGCCTTAACCGATAGGATTGTGATAGAAGCGGTGGAATACCCGGTGGCTCAATTCCCCAAGAAGTACCAGCGCTACTCCCTCTGGGCAGACACCCTGACCCTGCTTGGTGATGAGATTCCCGATGGCTCAGATGCCTATATCTACTACGGTAAGCTACACACCATCGATGCTGAAGGCTCTAACATCCCCACCAAGCACGAAGACCTGGTTGCTACCGGCGCCTGTGGCTATGCCGCTGTAGAGTGGGCAGCCTATGCCATCAATCGGGTCAATGTCGGCGGCTTAATGACCCCCAAGGAGTTCCTCACCTGGGGAAATGAGAAACTCAGGTATTTCAGGGCTGAGCTTAAGAAGCTGGGGAGGAGAAACCGGGTTAGAGTCCGCTCTCTCTATGAGCCCTACTATCCACCAGTATCTAAATCAACCGACTATGGCCCTTAATAAACTGGGTGTCCTCTCCCTTCAAAAGAGTAGAGACTAGAGGAGAGTCAAAGAGAGGCGAAGCCCCTCTTATATAACCAGTTCCCCTTCTCCTTGATAAGGGGGAGGGGATAAAGAGGATAGGGTTACCAAATAAAAACTTAAAGGGGGTGAGGTGAATATGACGATAAAAGAAGGATTAGCCAAGACCAAAGAAGGCTTGCCTAAGGAGGCGTTTGCCATCGTCGGAGACCAGGAAGACCCTGAGACCTGGAAGCTACCCCATCATAAAAGGAGCATCTTTAGAGCCCTTCGGGGGAAGATTGATATTGAGAGGACGGTTGACTGGGAGCGGATGCCGGCTGCCGTGGCTGCCCTATCACCGGGTGGTTACCGCGGGCAGAGGGTAGAGGCCAGTCCCGAGGAGATACTTCAGGCAGCTAAGCACCTGGCCAATCACTACCGAAAGGCAGATAAACCGTTACCCGATACCCTGGCAGCAATAGTATAAAAAAGAAGTTATTGCGAGGAGCTTTGCGACGAAGCAATCTCCAAGAATGCCCCACCACCGAGATTGCCACGCCTTCGGCTCGCAATGACAAGGAAGGAGTGAGGTAGATAAACATCTATAAAGAACTGTGGCTGAGAATAGGGGGGCGTCCGTGGACCTATATCCTGCGGGATACCTGGCACAAACTTGAGGGTCTTTGGATTATCGGTCTGGTAGCCATAGGGGCACTACTCGGGCACTGGCTCTGGGATTTAATCTTCTGGTTTCTTCTGGTATTTGCGCTGGGCTACATCGCCGGTCATCTTTTCTGGGGAAAGGAATATGTCCCAGACCAAAAAGGTAAATGAAGCGGAGGGCAAAGTGAAGCGATGAGAAGCCTAACATCAACACTGCTGGCTACTCAGAAGGAAGCCAGTCGTACCCCTTTGGTTAAGGTGGAAGCCAAAAATAAGATTGCTGGGGTAGTGAGGCTTGACTGGACAAGGCTCTATACTGGCTCGGAGGCTGATTATTTTCACGCCCTGACCATCCCCGATGATGGCTCTCTTATCAGGGTTAGGGTAACACCACCATCTGACGCAAGGAAATTATATCGTCAGCGGGTGGCCGACCCCGGCCCGGAATCTGATTTCAGCCAGTGGACATACTGTAACCAGTATAATGTCGTTATTGCCACCTGCTGCTCTCTAGGGGCTGAGGTAAGTATATTCTGGATAAAGGGCGACCGTGGGATTTACCAGCTAAAGAGCACTGACTACGGCGTTAACTGGGGAAGTCCTGAACTCATTGACTATTCTCCGACTACCGCCATCTATGGCATAGCTGCCGCCTACAAGCCCAATGGCGATTTAGCCCTATTCTTTGCCGACCAGTCCAGCATCTATGTTAAGAAGTATGTAGGTGGCGAGTGGCAGACTAAAACCTCCTGGGATAAAGATACTGGCGACCTCTCAGGAGTGGCTACCATCTATGATGGCGACTGGAATCTCTTTATCACCGGGAAGGATTCTAACGGCAACTTTAAGTTATGGTCACTTGTTTATGGCGACGGCGGTGAGGTAGCCGCTGGCACCTGGTCAGCCCTTAAGGAGTTCGCCTCAGCGCCATCAGACGGTAACTTTGAATACCATAGAGCATTTATGGATAAACCGGATGTCTATCGGTGTTTCTTCATCGAAAAGTTTACCGGCACCGAAGCCTATAATCGCCCCTTCTGGTCACACTCTGTCGTTGACACCAAGTTCATTGATAATCTGTGGCATGAGCCAGTGCCGTTTAATCTATCCGGTGAGTATGGTGTGGCTATTGCTCACCACGGCGATTATTGCTGGCTGTCTACCCCCTACGGTGTGTGGCGAGCCAAGCTAGCACAAGAGAGCCTCGATTTAAGTGCTGATGTGCTTTCTTTAAGGCAGGAGCTCAGTGAAAGCCAGGGTAGGCTGGTTGTTGAGCTAAGGAATGATGATGGCCGATATGCCTCCCCGGGGAGTGGAGAGCTTGAGGTCCTTGACATAGGCTGTCAGTTAGAGGTTAGTCCTGGTTATGTTACCTCTCAGGGAAGTGAGGTTAGCTCAGGTCTCACCTTCTGGCTTGATGCCTATGAGCATACCTCATCTGGCGGTAAGTCCAGCCTTATTCTATACGCCTCCGATGGGTGGGGCTTGATTGAAAATTGGAGAGCCAGGCATCAGTTCCGATGGAATAAAGCTACCGATGAGATGAGTGTCAAGGATATTCTCGCTTTTGTGCTGGCTAGAGTTGGACTAAAGCTTGAGGTAAAATCTCAGTCATCGGTTATAACTGGCTATTACCCTGATTTCACCATCCACCCCAATAACCAGGGCGATATTATCATTAGCAAGTTGCTATCATTCGTCCCCGATGTAGTGTTTATTGAAGGCAATAAAGCCTATGTGGTGAATCCCCAGTCCACCGACAATTCGGTTTATGCCTACGGTTCGTCTCACCCCATACTGGAGGGCAAATTCCGCAAGGGGGCCTGGGAGCTTAACCGAGTCCAGGTGGAAGGCTACGACCCGGTAAATGATGAGCCAGTAATTGTTGATACCTTTACCTGGAGTGAAATAGCCCGCATCTATGACCGGCTTAACCAGGTGGAGGACAGGAATATTGATACTGCCCAAAAGGCTCAAGCTCGGGGGGAAGCCTATTTAAGACAGGCTGAAATAGAATCAGCCAGTGGTGCTATTCGTATTCCGGTTAACTGCGGACAACAATTATATGATGTCATTGATATAACTGATAGCCGAGCCGGTCTCAGTGCTGAGAAGAAAAGAGTGCTGGGGCTAATTCTGGTCTATAATCCCCGTCGTGGAGAATATGATGAACGCTTGTTGCTGGGGGCAGTATAACGACATTAAGAAGGAGTAATTGGAAATGAGATTGAGGAAAGGCGTGCTTAAAAGTTTTAACTCTGGTGCTTATACCGCTACTGTCCAGCTTGCCAGCAGCTATAAGGTCTACCTGGAAGATGTGGCTGTGGCTCGGAACCTACCGGCGGCAGAGATGACTTCGGGCAGGAAGGTGGCGGTGGTGTTCTTTGATGAGCACAATGTCAAAGAGGCAGTGGTGGTAGCGGTTTATACCTGAGTGGGGTAATAGATAATGGTAACTATCCCCTGAAGTAACGTATAGGTGTGAGTGTGGATGCATATAAATACAAACAGGCTGGAGATGTTTGCCCTACTCATCTCTCAGCCTGCTCTGGTTTCGGGCTCAATCCGCTATTGGATCACGCCCTTCGTACGGTATTAGTATAGTAGCACTACTTTAAACATTTGTCAAGCCCCCACGGAGGGATTCGAACCCTCTGACCCAGCCGTACGAAGGGCGGGTGCGATCCAAACGCCGTGGGGGTGCTTGGATTATACTACTAAAATAGGTGGTGTCAATACAATTATATTTTCACGCTTGACAAAATATTACAGTCTGTTACAATTTACCTATAGGTAAAATGTAAGTAAAATAGATGTTTGTTTATTTGAACCGCATAAAATACACGATATGCGGTCATGCTGAAAGGCGTATGAGAAAAAGGGGGATTACAAAAACAGACATCCAATCGTGTCTTGATGACCATCAAGTTAGCTTCAAACCAGCGGAAGGTTATTCGTTATATATCGCTGACCACCCCAATGGCAAGAGGCTTCAAGTTACTGTAAATACTAAAGATAAAGAAATTGTATCCGTTGTTTGGCTGGATTAA